CCCGTTTCTTTTTTGGCCCATTTTTGGCCCAATCTTGGCCCGCTTTTGGCCCGTCTGTAAGGCCGCGCGAAATTTGGCACGAATTTGCGCGTTATTTGGCACGCGCGTTTGCCCAAAGCAAGGCGTTAATTTATCTAATTCGGATAGGAAAGTCGATCAGTCGTTAACGGCCAGTCGGCGGGACACGGGAACCGCTTCTTGTCACATGAAGCACACAGGTGATTCCGCCCCAAGCAACTCCTGCGTGACCGGATGATAAGTGCGGTATGGTCCGGGGTCGGTCAAGTCGATCTCGTATCCGGTTGTCTCGAAGCGGTCGGGAAGGATGAGGCAGAGCGAGTAGCCGTTGCCAGAAAGATCAACGTCGCCGTTTTCGAGAAACGTGAGTGGAACGAACGCCTCCCACACCTTCGCCGCCCTGCGAAAAACCCCTATCATCGGAAAGCCCCCGATGCCGGACCACGTCCCGTAAGTCGTCACGACTTCGGATTCAAAAATCCCTTCTGTGGGGTTGTCCAGCGTGCCCGTGAATTCTATGTCGATCTGCCCGAACGTGGTCACCAGGCTGACAGTCCCCTCGAATTCGCGCGTGCCAGTGTAGTGATTGTTGACACTGTCGTAGACCCACTCCGTCGTCGTGAACCCTTGCTCCTGGCTAACCGTTATGGTGTCGTCGCCATCGAAAAGGCAAAGATAAGGAAGGTTGATGCAGCCGGAAAGCGAATACCAGATCCCTGCACTCAGGTAGAGGGTAATGTCTTCTGGGGTGAAAATCTGGTCCGGGTCACTGAAGCCTTGCGGGACATCGACAACGTCGACAGCAAGATCGACACCGGGCGTACCGGTGAATGACAGGCAACGCCAAGGAACCAAGCGATTTGGCGAACGACACCACCCGTCCTGTCTGCGTCGCGTCGAGAACGAACAGGTCATGCCTATACCCAGCCACCCACCCGATTTCGTATTCCTCGAGCTGCTCGTCCCCGTCGTGATTGAACCAGAATTCGCGCACAAAGCGAAACGTCGTCGTCGACACGTTGCTTCCGGAGGAAAGCGCGGTGACCAGCCACGGCGTATCGTCATCGTCAAGATAGACCCAGCGCGAAGGCCCGAGTTCGACGCCATAGAGCAGCCGGTTCGCGCCTGAGATCAGCGCGTAATTCAGCCAGTCCATGCCGTCCGCGGCTTCTTCCGTTGATGTTGATGGCGCAACCACGCCGGGGATTTTCACCAGCAGGCAGTCGCCGTGCTTCGGGCCGACGATCATTTCGTCGACCGCCGTGCGGTCCCAGGTCGCCCACGCGGTATCACCTCCAGCCGGGGCGACGGGTAGTTCCATGGCGGTTGAGTTCGGCAGCGCCAGCCCGGTGCCGTCAGTCCATATACCGTGCCACGGGTCGCCCGCCTTTTCGCCCGCCAGGAGCATCAGACGGGCTCCTTGAACTCGAAGACGACCTCCTGGTCATTGGCGTCGCGCATTTTCAGCGTTTTGATCGCCGGCAGGGTGAACAGGCCGTCAGCCGTGGTCCAGCCCGTCGCGTAGAACTCACGGTCGGCGAAGTCGGTCTCGGTCAATGGACTGGCGATGCCGCCGGCGCCTGGCGCCGATGTCGGCCCGGCCTTGCCGGTGCGCGCCGGGATGGCCGGCGGTTCTGGCGCAGCCGGGAGGCGCGTGTCACGGCGCGAGCTTTTCCCAATTCCGGATTCGGTCAGAGCGCGCAGAGCCTCTGTCAGGTCGCGGGCCATCAGACCACCTCTGCAACCAGCGCATTGACCGCCAGCGATAAGTTGTCGTAAAGGCCCGCGTCGAAAACATTGGTGTCGAAACGCAACCAGATCGTGATCGCGTTCGCGGAGCCGCCATCGACAGAGGGGCCGATATTCAGCTCTGCCCCAGGCGTTGCCGTATCCAGCCCGACCTGCGTCGTCGCCAGGCGGATCACCGATGGCAGCAGCGACTCCCCTCCTTCAGAATCAAAGACGGTAACGACGATGTCGTCAACGCCGGGGTCGCTCGCCGCCTTCCAGACGCGGCTGGCGTCCAGATCGCCGAAATAAGCGACCAAATCGACCGGCGGCGCCGTGCCGTCACTGGCCTGCAATGCCGACATCCGCGCGGCCGGCGTCGACAGGCCGGAATCCGTGAAAAACCCGATCATAGCGTGATCTCCAGAAAATCCTCAAAGATAGGCGCCTCGACCGTCGCGTCGATGTCCGTTACCAGGCGCTCGCGCTCGCCGGATGCCAACGCCGGAAACGTGATGGTCAGTTCACCGTTCTGGCCATAGCCGCCGTTCCATGTGATCTCAACCGAACCGACGGCGGAACTCTGCCCGGAATCTGTTCCGCCGATCTCAGGAATTGAATCCGGGTGCGCATAGCCGACGCCCTCGCATGCGGTGATCGCCAGCGCAAACTCGGTAACGGCCTCTCCTGACGCAGGGCCCAGGCGGTGCCGCACCTGGCGGACCTTGCCCTGCGCCGCAATGCCGCCGGCGTTCATGTCGACGGTCTGGTCTAGATCGATGCGCGCATCGGCGGGCACGGCGGCGCGCACCGTATGCCGGCGGTGCGATGCGGCAATCTTCGTCCTGGCGATGGCGATCAGGCAGGCAATGGCGCCGTCCGCTGCCGCGCGATCGGTTTCCGTCGTCAGTTCGGCGTCGGTGGCATTGATGTAGCCGACCGAGATAGGCACAGTCGACCGCGGAGGAATCGTTGAAATCTTCTTCTTGTAGAGCAGCACCGCATGCTCGGCGGCCGTCGGATCTTCGCTCGCCCCCTGCAATGAGCCGGATACCTGCTCGCGCAGCGTGCCAAGGCGGGCGATGCTCGCCGGATTGATGACCTCGACGACGTAGTGATCTTCCTGTTCCTGTCCGAAATCAAAGGTCACGACGGCGCCGAATCCCCGGCACAGGATGCCGTGCTGCGCAGGATTCGGCAGCCAGAATCCGGAATTGTTCGGTAGAGCTACAGCCGTTGTAGGCAACTCGATCCACTCGATCGACGCGATAGCGGCGCCGGCGCGCTCGATCGCCGCTATGACCGTTTCGCGCTGCAGGAATTGGCCCCCGTCCTTGACCCACTGCCCGAACGATGTCTGCGCGGCGGCGATCGGGTCGAAGCCGATCAAGTACGCCTCGCACTTCGCCCGGGGGAATCGGTACTGAAAATCGACGGTCACGCGATTGACGACAGATGCCCTGTCGGCTGGCTCATAAGCCAGGCTACCATCGAGGATACTGTCTTCCGTGAATACCAGTTGCGATGGCGGCTGCCCCCATTCCGTGAAGCGCAGCGCGCCTTCCGGAGAGACATCGAGCGACGCCGATACCGTCGACAGCAGGTCGGCAGCGCGCGTCAGCATCGGCGCGCCAGCGTCAAATATTGCCGGCGAAAACACCGCGCCCTCGATCAACGCCTCGAGATGCTCGGCATCGAGCGCCGCGACCATCCCCTGCAGGTTGTCCGCGCACCGCAGGCCGATGGTCCCGGAGTTCGCCGAAATGGACGGCGTATCGACGACGCCGGTAAACAGCAGCGCTGCCGCGCCGCCTGTGGCTGCGTCAAGCCAGATTTCCACTGGTAGGCCGATATACCGGGCCGGCGTGACCACGGTTCCGGGTGGAGCGTGCAGAGTGATGTCGGCAACGCGCGCAGCACCCTCTTCGGCATCGACGGCAATCTCGCCGACGATCGAATCGCTTTCATCGATCCCGCCGACGATGACGCGGGCAGTCCATACGGCTGCCGCGTCGGTTCCCAGCGCCGGGTTGATGTCCGGATCGGTGATCGAAACCCGCAGCGGCAACGCGGGCGCGACCGGCTCCGAAATCTGCACGCGTAACGCCAGGGTTGGCGATATCGGTGGCGTGTCAAATACCGCGCCGTCAAACAGCAGCGGGTCGAACAGCGCCATTAAAAGACCGAGTAGGCGACGACGTAGAGACGCCCGGACGCGATATCAACAAGGTCGCCGGCGGCGTCGATGGTCTTGACCTCGATGTAGTAATCCGGCCCGTCGATTGCCACGCTGGCGCGAGTGAAGCGCGGGGCGCCAGTCGGCACGGACACATTAGCCAGAATCAACGGATCGAGCGCATTGTAGTCCGCAAGATCGATCGTCGCGCGATAGGTCCCGGTCGCGGTCTTGCTAAAACCCAGCCCGTGGTTGTACTGCGTGCCGATCGCGCCGCCAGTCGCAAAACTGATCCATGCCGCACCGACGGCGACGGGGCCGGTCTGCTCGTGGTCGGCATCCCAGTCTTCGCCGCCGAAAAGATCGGGGTCTGCTGGATTGGCAACCCCGGAAAGCCGGGCGTGCTTGATCGTCATTTTCTATACCTCCTCAGCAATGAGTTCCCACGCCGGCTCCGGGCCGCTGCGCGTCGGGCGCATGACCCAGCAGGTCAGGAGCGGGTAGTAGCCGACCTGGTAGCGCACGGCGCCGGCAACGGCGGTCACTGTTGCCACGTTCCCGGCCATCGTTACCTGAGACTCAACGGTTTGGCCGCCCGGAAGTTCGGCGAGGCCGTAGGGAATGTGGCCGGTATCGCTGCGCCGCGTGGTCGGCAGCGTCGCCTGGCGGGTGGCCAGAACGGCCGGAACCGTTTGCGCGACGACACAGTACAGCGAATGCTGGGCGGTGAAGTCAAGCGTTTCCAGGCCGGACGGCACCCAGCCGCCGCCGCTGGTCGTGACGCGGGTCTTCGCCCATGTCATTTGTTTGATGCCGCGCCCGGACACCGCGCGCAGGATCGTCTCACCGCCCATCGGCTCGTAGCGCTGGGCCAGGTCGAGGCCGGCGTAGACGGGCAGTTCGAAGCTGCCGATCTTGAGCAGTTTCACCGGCGGCCTCCCTTGCGCAGCGCCTCGCGGGCGACGTGGTCGGTCAGGCGGCCGATGACATCGTCGCCGGCAGAAACGCCGTAGCGCTGGCCATCGAGCACCAGCGTCAGGTTGCGCGCGGCGGCGCTCGAGTGCGCCGCGCCCGGCATCGCCGGCACGCGCAAACGGTCGATGGCGCTGCCGCCGATCTGTCCACCCATGGCGAATTTCGGCAGCTTCATGGCGTTAATCGCCGCCATGAACGAGGATCCGTAGTAACGCACCGCCGGCCGCTGGATCACCCACTCGTCGGGGGTGCCCCAGAATAGCCGGTTGTCGGCGCGATCGTGCGGGGCGTGGCCGGGGAGCGGGCCGCCGTAGGCAAAGGCGGGGGCATCTGGGGCCGGCGTGGCGTCGGGCGCTGCAACGGCGCCTGGTTTCTGCCCGGCCAGGATGGCGTTCAGGCGCTCGGCCTCGTTCTGCAGTGTCTTGATCGCGGCGACGGCGCGGTCGATCTTGACGTCCACCTCCATGCCGGCCAGCTTGTTCTTGAGCTCCGTCGCCTGGCCGTCGAGCTCGAGCATTTTCTGACGCTGTGACTCCGCCGTTTGCTCGAGCTGGGTGGCTTCCGCCGCCGCCATTTTCCCGCGCTCCGCTGAGATGTCGGTCAGCCGGTCGGCGATTTCTCCCATCTGGCCGGTGTCGCCCGCCTTTTCCGCCTGCGAAAACGCCTTGTTCAGGTCCTTTTCGGCGGAATCGAAGGCCTTTTTTGACCCGTCCAGCTCGCCGCGCAGTTTTTTCGTGTAGGCAATCGTCAGGTCGAACGACGCCCGGTTGCGCAAGTCCTGCGCCGCCTGGCCGGCATCGATCGCCTGCTGCGCCTGCAATGCCTGCTTGTCCTCCTCCGACATCCCGGCCAGCGCGACGGCGTCGGTTCGCGCCTTCAGACTATCCCGCAGATCGGCGGTCTTGCCCGGCGCCGCGAGCGCCTCCTCGCGCTTGGCCTTGACCGCGTCCATGGATTTCTCCCAGGCGCCACGCACCGCCTCCGCAGCCTTGGAGTAATCGGCGACACGTTGCTCTAGCGCCTTCTTCTCGTCGGTTACCAGCTCGCCGTTGAGCGCCTTCTGCTTCTCGACCAGCGCCTTCTTCAGGAACAGGCGCTCGGCATCCGCCTTCTTGCCGATTTCGGTCAACTCGTCCTGCAGTGCCTTTTCCGCGGCGACCCGGTCAGTGCTCACCTTCTTGACCGCCGGATCATTGGCGACGGCTCCCTCGACCTGCGCCTGCGTCGCGATATTCAGGTCCGCCTGCGCCGCCTTTCTCGCCGCATCGCGCGCCCTGGCTTCCTCCTCGCGCGCCTTGGCGATGGCCGCCGCAAGCTCCTCGTATTTCTTGATTTTCTCCTTCTCCGGCATGGTGTCGGCGAAGTCCTTGATCTCCTTCACCAAATCCGCCAGAGACTTGCCGGCCTTGGCCGCCGCTTCCTCGCCCTTGTTGCCCCAGATCTGCCAGGCCGTGATGCCGAGCGTCAACGCCGTCGCGATGGCGCCGACCGGGCCGCCGACCAGGCCGAGCAGCGCGCCTCCGGCACGCGCGCCGGCCCCCGCCGACGCCGCGGTCGCGGCACGTTCGGCGGCCGCCAGTCGAACCTTGGCAGCCGTCAGCGCTTCCGTGCTCAGGGTGTTGGCCGCCTGCGCCTCGGCCGCGCGGACATTCGCCGCCGCGGCAGCGAGCGCCGCCTGCGCGTTGCCCATCTCGCTTGCCCGTAGTGCGGCGTTGGCGGCGATCTTGGCGCCGACCGCCGCCAGGACGCGGGTCCCGAACGCCGCCAGCAGGGCGGCGCCGGCAACCGTCGCGACGTTCACCAAGTTTTCCATGTTCGTGGCAATGGTATTGATCCCGGCCGCGATCTTTCCCGATCCGCCGGCGGTTTTCTCGCCGAAAACCTGCTGAAAGGCATTCCGTACCCGTGTCATCGCCTCGCCGACGGTGGATTCCATCTGTCCGGCCCGCTCCTTCAGGCTATCCGCCTGTTCCAGCATGGCGTCGGCGATGATCTTGCTGGTCAGCTTGCCCTCGGCGCCCATCAATTTGAGGTCGCCGACGGTGACGCGCATCGCCGCGGCCAGCGCCCTGGCGAGCGGCGGCGCAGACTCGAGAATCGCGCGCAGCTCGTCGCCCTGCAGGTTGGCGGACGCCAGGGCTTGCGAGAACTGCAACTGCGCCGACGCCGACTCGCTGGCAGAGGCGCCGGCGATCCGCAGCGACGCGGAAACCGCGTCGACGATGGTCAGGGCGTCCTGGCTGGTCTTGCCCATGGCGCGCACCGGCTCGGCAATGCGGCTGTACAGCGTTCCGGTCGCCGCCAGTTCGCGTCCATTACGCTGCGCGACCTCGAAAACGCCCTGCTGCGCCGCCTTGAAGTCGTCGGACGACGTCGACGCCAGCTTGATCCGGTTCTCAACCGACCTGTATTCGTCGCTCAGGCGCTTGAGCTCGTCGAGCCCGGAAACCCCGAAGGCGATCCCGGCCAGTCCGCCGGCCAGGCGCTGGATCGTCGCCAACTGATTCGAGATCGATTCCAGCCCCGCGCGCGTCTTTCCGAAACCCCCGGAGGCGGCGTCGATCTGCGACAGGCCGCCGCCGGTTTTCGCCGCCTCCGACGCTACTTGCGTCAGCGCCCGAATGGCCCCAGTATTGGAGCCGTCGATCACCAGTTTCAGGTTCAAGCCGCCGGAATATGCCATGAAATATCTCTTTTTCGCCGCATTCGCCTACACGCTGCCGGCGCTGCTGCTACTGATCCTGTGCGCCGGTCCGTCATGGCCCTACCTTGCTCCGCTGACGATCGCCGCGCTCGGCGCCGTCCTCACTTCCCGGAAGCCGCTTCGCACGCGCTGACGAAAACGCCCCACGGGTAGCCCCAGGCGGCGCTGTGGCCGGCGCCGACCAGCAGCGCTACGGTGTGTTCGAGGGCGCGCTCATGACGCTGCGCCCCAGCGTGGCCAGCCGACCGCGCATCGCGAAAAAATCGGCGTTGACCTCCTGGGCAACGGCGGCGATCGTACGGATTTCGGATGGCAGCAGCGCGTCTATTTCGCCGACCTTGAGGTCGGTCATCCGGCACAGGTCGGGGATGCTGAACTCGTCGAACAGGGCCGCGTCGATCAGGTCGCCGCCGGGAGCCGAGGCGTCCTTGAGCCACGCCCGGATTTCTCCGACCGTCAGCTCGCGTACCTGAACCGCGCGCCCCGCGACCTCTATTTCGCGAATCACCCGCATGGTCAGTTCGTCAGGCCGCCGATGCGCAGCGTGTAATACTGGCTGACGCCGGTGCCGGTCTTGGTCTCGTCCTTGAGCAGCTTGCCCTCGACGTCGAAGCTGACGTAGTCGTCGCCGATGAACTCGATGTTCTTCGCCGGGCCGAACTGCACGCGGAACCAGTCCGCGAGAATCGGCAGATTGGTGCGCTCGTTGATGCCGTCGAAAATCACGTGATAGTCGTCGGCCACGCTGAGCATGCCCTGGATCTCGCCGGCGGCAATCGAGGTATAGCTGATCAGCACGTCGTCACCGGCGAGGATCGTGCCGCCGGTCGCCGGGAGGATGATGCCGGCGCGCACGACGGTGTAGTCGGTGCCCGCCGCCTTGGTTGCGGCGCCGACCTTGACCACAGGCGCGACACTGGTGTCCATTGCCTTGGCTGTCGCGATCAGGCCGCCGAGCACGACGTCGTTGTGCGCCTCGTCGGTCACGGTGGTGACCGTCTCGGCGGTCGACGTGCCGCCCGTCACCAGCTCGAGGATGTGCTTCTTGAGGTGGCGGAAGCTGAAGGCGATCCTCGACGACTTGAGCCGGGTGAAGCTGTCGTCGAGTCCGCCGCCGGGGTTCTGGTAGTCTGGAAGCTCCTTGTCCTCGGTCTCGATCGAATACGAGCATTTCGAGGCATTACCCGCCGCGAGCAGCGCGCCGCTGCCCTTGCCGAGGTACGCGGTGCCGCGGATGATGCCGGCTTGAGTCGTCATGGTGAAATCTCCTAATGGGTGTCGGTATGGGATGACACCCCGAGTGTTTCACGCGCGCGCGAACCCGGTCAGGGGGACGGGATTGGGCAGGGGCGGATTCCCGGAGCCCGGAAGGGCGTTACGCGGCCACCCAGGAAGCGCCGTTGTAACGCTTGAGCGCCGCCGGCACCCACGCCGCGCCGTTCCAGCGCTTGAGCGGCTTCGCGGTCCAGGCGGCGCCGGTCCAGTATTTCACTGTCGAGCCCGTAACGGCGGTGTAGGGGATCTCAAGCTGAACCCAGCTAACCTTGGCGTCAGTCGCCGCAACTCCTGGCGCGAGCAGTAACAGAATCGACATAGACTAGCCGCAGCCCAGGCAGCAGAGAAAAGCGGGCGGACTCCAATAGACGCGCCCGTAGCCGGCGCCGCCGTTGCCACCGGCACGGGCGACAGCGGACGCGGTACGTGCGCCGCCACCGCCTGATCCGTAAGTGCCGCCGGCATTTCCTGCGCCGGCCGACGTGCGGCCCGCGCCGCCAGCGTTGCCGCCGGGATTTCCAGTGCCGGCTGCGCCGCCAGTTACCGCAGAATCCGATCCTTGCGTTCCGGCGGACGAAGATCCCGCGCCGCCACCACCGGGCCCGGAGTTGGTCGTGCCGTTGCGGTTCCCACCACGGCCGCCGTCGTAGTTCGCAAGCGCACCAGTTCCCCCGGTTCCGCCTGCGCCGCCTCCAGCACCAGCGGAAGCGTTCGCGGTGCCGCCCGTGCCGCCATTGGCAACGACCGTTGTCGAGGCGAATGTTGAGGGGTTGCCGTTCGCGGTTCCGTTCGATACGCCGGTCCTGGTCTGTCCAACGGCGACGGTATAGGTACTGCCCGGCGTGGTCGTGACCACGGCAGCGCGGTATTCCCCGCCACCACCGCCACCGCCGTTATTGCCGTTGGTCGCCGCGACTCCTCCGCCGGTTCCGCCACCGCCCCAAAGTTGGACGATGGCCCACGCCGAATGCGCGGTATAGGTCGTCGACGCTGCCGTGTAGTTGAGCGCTGGCATGATCAGGCCGTCGCAGTGTAGCCACCGCCGTAGAGGTAGGCAGTCGTCACCGATCCGCCGGTCGCCAGGTTGAATGCCGTATTCGCCGTGCTGCGAATTGGACGGGGCGGCATGAACATACAGCCCCCATACGCAGGGAGCGGCAACACGGCAACTACGGTAGATCCGTCCTTGACGTTCACAAAGGTGTTGGTGGCGCTGGCATTGTAGACCGTCACCCATTGCAGGTAGTTGTAGACCCCGGCGCCGCCGGCAGCCATGATCGACTGGTCACTGGTGTCGGTTTTTGAGCCGCCGCCCTTGACATCCTTTGCCGATGATTCACCGAGTTGCACGATCTGGCGACGGTCAAGCGTCATCCGGGCAACGCCGGCATCGCCTTCGTCGACGAGATCGGTGGAGGTGTCGTCCGCCATAAACCCGGCGGGCATGACCTTGCTCGTCGCGGCGGTGAATCCGGAGTCATCGGCAAGCGCCTGCGTCACATTGACCGACAGGCCGACGGTGGCATCCGCCGGAATCAGCGTGCCGCTGCCGTCAGTACTGATCGCCAGCTTCATGACCTGCGCGTGCCCGCCGGCCCCGGTGTCGTCCGTCAAGATGGTTGTTCCGCTTCCTGCGGTGATTGCTACGCCGTCTGCCATGGTGTTTCCTTTAAGACGCGGTGAATTCGACGCGCAGCGCCGAGTAGTCGGTAATTGAATCGGCCTGCCCTGCCGACAGGGTCTGCGCGAAGTCCTGCGCGGCGCCGGTCAGGGTGTGCGGGCCAAAGGTGGCAATGGTGGTGGTACCCTGCTTCAATTTCGCCGTTACCGAACCGCTGCCGGCGAGCAGACGGTAACGCAACACGTGCCCGGTGCTGACGCCGGGATCACTGCCGGCGGCAAAGGCTAGCGTGCACGCGCTGGCTGTGCTGGAGACGATGTAGTCAGCATCGTTGTACGCCGATTCGTCGAGCATGGCGTAGAGGTCTGACCCGCTCGAGGCGGTCCAGCCGCCGGCTGATACATCGGAAACTGGAGCGAGCAACTGCGGCGCCGGCCCCGTTACCGGCAGGACGATCACCGTGCGCCCTCCCCACCCAACCGGGGGTGATTCAGACGCAACGCTCAGTGTGCCCTGCTCGGTCCAGTCGCGACCGTTGCCGGAGAAATCCTTTAACGCGGTTGCCTTGTCGCTGGCAATCGCCGGATGCCACGAGTGCAGGTTCGCGAGGCGCAGCGGGCGAACCGTTTTCATTTCGGCGACGATCTCATCCGCCGTCAGCGCGGCCTGCCACTGCTTCATGGCAGTCATGCGGGCCGGGGCCGGGTAGCCGTACAACTCCCCGAGTTGCTCGCGCTGAGTCGAGGTTCGTGTAGAAACATTGACACCGACGCTGTTTACGTAAGAGCCATCCTGATAAAGCTTGAGGCTGGTTGCGGATTCCCGTACAACAGCCAGATGGGTTGGGGTACCCACCACCAGATCGTAGCCGTATATCTCTCCGCTTGACCCGCCGTTGTAACATGCTAGACGAGCACCGACACCGTCGCTTTTCGTCCCGACCCAGTCGGCATTTCCGTAATAATCAAAATTGTCCCCTAGAGCCGCCCAGATATGCCCGTAGTTGTCCGTATCGGACACGAGGTCGACCCACGCCATCCATGTGTAAGCGGAGTTGTGGTCGATCAGGCCAGATGTTTTCAGGCCGTAATCAGATGCAGTGGCGCCGACGTAGAGGCTCATCTGCCGGCCTTACGCTTCGCGCACTTCCGCCGCGAGTAGGTACAGGTCGCCCGTCGCCGTGTCGTTCGTGCCGTCGTCTGCATCGCGGCTGACACTGATTCGCACCAGATCGCCGGCGGCAATCGAGTCGGCGTTGGTCAGCGTGATCGACACTTGGTCGATGTATCCGGCAGTGCCTGGAACTGCCGTTGCACCGCTGGAATTGACGGTATCGAAACTAGTTGTGGCGTCGAGATCGGTGGCGTCGGCGTCCGTGATGGCCTCGACGGCAACCTCGAAATCCACATTTCCGGACGTTGCAGAGGCCATCATGTACGTAATGACGCAGGATAGCGCGCCGCTCAGCCCCTGAGGCGCGGCCAGCGTCCAGTAGGCCGTCTCCTGCGTCGATGCGTCGAAGGCGAGCGCCGGGCGTGCGTTGACCGTCGTCAGTTGCGGGAAATTCGAGGCAGGGAATTCGGCAGAAAACGGCGTCAGGATTGCGCGGGTCGTGGCCATCATGATACCTCGTAGCGGGCTTCAAGCAGCGCCAGAAATAGTCTGGCCTTCTGCTTCGTGGTCAGGATACCGCGCTGCGGCTGCGGGATCGCGGCGTTACCGGCAGCGGCTCCGGTCGCCCCCCACCAGTCGTCGAGCGCGTCGACGACCTCGATGAGTTGCGGCTTGGTGATTTCCCCGCAGTTGTCTGCGGTGCGCATGATCTTGTCGCGGATCGCGCGGCGTTGTTCGGTTGTCAGTGCCATGGGAAATCCTTACGAAATATCGACCCACAGGTCGTTGGTTTGCGGATTGGATGGCGCCGAGGCGGAAACGGTGATGTCGAGCGCGACCCACGCCGAACCGTCGCACCAGTACGCCTTGTTGTTGGTCGACAGGCGCAGGATGGCGCCCGCGAGCGCCGACGAGGCGCTCGGCAATGCGCTGACGACGGCAACGGTCTGCGCCGCGAGCTGCTTCATCGCTCAGCGCTCAGGCGTGGATGACGACGCGGTACTGGTTGCTGGTCGGTGCGACGGCGAAGGTAAAGGTGGTGACGTTCACGCTGGTGTGCGTCACGTCGCACATGACCTTACTGCCATCGGATACGGTGAATACCTCGGCGATCGTGTCCAGCGTGTTCAGCGAATGCGTCACGGCGATCGCCGTCGTCGAGTTGTCGCCGATGTTGGCCGCGTACTTGCGCACGACGACGGCAGTATCGATGGCGACCGAATCGGCGGCCACGCTGATACCCGTGCCGGCGCCGACGTTGAAGTCGTTGGTGTTCAACGTCAGACCGTTGCCAGCGGTGTAGCTCTGCCCGGCGGAAAACTGCACGAAGGTGATATTGGTTGCGCCCAGCGTGATCGTGCCGGAGACGTTACAGACCCAGCGCGTGCCCTGGTTGGTCGTGCCGTTGGTGACAAAGACCGCGGCGCCGTTGATCTCGTTGGCGCTGTCGGCGTCGGTCGCGCGCGTCGGGGCGCCGGACACGTTGACCGTGTAGATGCCGTTTTCCGTCTGCGTCGACTGGTCCTTGATCAGGATGCGGTCGCCGGTAACGAGTGACACGCCGTCGACAGTGGACCCATTGGCGAAGCTCGAGGCCAGCGTGCCGGCGGTGGTCGTCGCCACCCGCACCTCGTTCTTCCACGAAAGGCCGGCGACGGCGTCGTCGACGTAGTTCTTGTTGGCTGCGTCGGTGCCGGCAGTTGGCGTCGCAAGGCCGGTGATCTTCTGGCTGTTGAGGCTGACCGATCCGGTCGGCGCCGCCATCTGGTCGAGGCGGCTGGTGCGCACCTGCGTGTCGAAGTCGCTGATCGTGCTCGCCGCCTGCGTGCCGGTATGATTGGCGCGCGCCAGCGGGTTGGTCGTCAACGCCGTATTGGCGATGGTGCCGTCGGTCAGCTTGGCCGCGTCGACCGGGCGCCAGGCGCTGCCGTTCCAGACATAGGCCGCATGCGTGACCGTGTCCTGGTAGATCTGGCCCTCGACCGGCGAGCCGGGCGCGCTGGCCAGGTTCTGGATCCGCGCGTTCTGCAGTTCCTGCTTGGTCAGATCGATGGGGGTTAGGAATTTCTGCGCCATGGCGGTGGCTCCTTAGTTGAGATAGGCATTGCCGCTGAACGCGGCGGAAAACTCGATCGAGACGACGTCCGGCGAGACGTAGGTCACGGCGCCGATGACCACCGACCCGGCGGAATCGACGACGGTCACCGACGGGTAGCGGTTGAGGTTGTGGGTGATGTTCCAGGTGGCCGCGGGAACCATCTGCGCATGGACGTAGTTGGCGCCCGAGAGTCCGGGGTCGCCCTGCGGACCAGCCGGCCCTTGCGCGCCCTGGGCCCCGGTTGGTCCCTG